TGAACAGGTCCTCGAAGCCGGGCGGCTCGAACATCTCGGTGGTGCGCCCCTCGCGCTGACGGCGGCGCTCCTGCATGCGCGCCTCGAACGAGCCGGGCGCGGGACCGCGCCCGTTGGGGGTCGGCTCTACGTCGACGCTGGTGCGCGTCGTCTCCTGCTCTGCCATGAGTAGCTCCTTGACTGCACTGGACTGGACTTAGCCGGCCTGCTCGTCAGCGCCGACGGTGATCGTGTACATGCCGACCGCCCCGGTGGCCTCGCCGTTCATGTCGGGCAGCTCCGCGCCGAGAAGGACGCCCTTGATGGCGTCCGACGCTCCGGGGAGCGCGTTGCCGTAGTTGTCGAGGTACTGCACCGACACCTGAGCGCGCCCGCGCCCGATCTTGCCCTCCAGCGTCGGGTGCTGGCCGGCCATGACGTCGGAATGCTGGATCGTGACCGTGGCGTTGCCGCGGGTGCCGGGGCCACCCAGCTCGACTTCGCGCCCCATGCCGCCCGGTCGCGTCTTCGCGCCCGGTGCGGTGACACGCCCCCCGGCGAGTGTCACCCACGAGTTTCCATCCCCGAAGGAGACACCGTCGACCTTGACACGGATATCGGCCTGATCCTGTCTGATGTAACCCATTGCTCTACCTCACTTGGCTTTACGAGACGACCCCGGCGACCGGCACCGAGACGAGGTCGATGACGACGGTCTTGGCGTACTCGGACAGGCGCGCCTCGACGACCGCCTTGAGCTGGCCCTCCGCCGTGGTCGCGGTGGTGTTGACCGACTGCGAGACGTTGACCGAGTAGGCGTCTGACTTGGTGTCGCCGTACAGCCCGCCCGCCTCGTAGAGGTCCGAGCACATCACCGCGAGATCAGCCCCGAGCTGCGCGGCGAGCTTGCCCTGCCCGTCCATCGTGCGCATGTAGTACGCCTCGCCGATGGCGAGCGCCTGCGCCTTCATGTACATCCGGGTTCGCGAGCAGTTGAGCTGCCAGAAGGGCGTGTCGGGTGACTGCGCGACCGGCGTTTGGAAGCCGTAGTTCTCCAGCACGTTGTAACGGTCGGCGAACGCGTTGACGCCCACCTCGAACAGTGCCGCGCGGTCGCTGTCGTCAGGGTCGAGCTGGAACCCGGTGACGTACTGCAGCGGGAAGTCGCGACCGCCCGCGGCGCGGTTGGGATTGCCGAGCTGATCGACGCGCGAGCACAAGCCGGCGATGACCGCGCTGGCGGGGATGTTGCGCCCCCCGGAGGCGACGACGCCGGGAGGTCCCGAGCAGGTCGCCCAGCTTGAGAACACGCCGACGTTCTCCATGTTGGGCAGCGCCTGCGCGTCGGTGCCGTGCCCCTGCATCAGCGCCAACGTGTCGTCGACGTCGACGTCGAGCAGACCGATCCGGTTGGCGCCGTCGACGTGCGCCTGGATCGCCTCATAGACGGCCGCGGCGGCGGGCTCGCCGACGACAGCGACCTGGCCGGGGCCGAGGCGCGAGTCAAACAGCGCCAGCCCCGCGGCGTAGTCGCCCGCGGTGGTGTACCCGCCGACGTAGCCCTCGACCAGTCCCTCGCGGAAGGCGACGTCGAGCCAGTCCCAGACCGACGTGTCAGGGCCGGTGCGCGGCCCGTACTCGGCCTCATAGTCGGCGATGGACCGCACGAGCACCGCCTCGGTGGTGGACCCGCTCGCGACCGGCCCGGTGACGAACGCTTGACCCGTGTCGACGGGTGCGCCCTTCGCCGCGGGCGCGGTGCGCTCGTTGACAATGACCCCGAAACTCATGGAGGTCCCTCCGTGATCGTCATTTGCGACCCGAGCACGTCGAGGTCGATCTCGACGACGGTCGCCTCGTCCAGGTACACGTCGGCGTCGGGCACGTCGGGGCCACACCACGGCTGCACGATCTCGTCGGTGAACACCGCGAGCTGGTGCACCGCTGCGAGCAGCCAGCGCCCCTGTCCCGTCGCGTCTGCGACCTGCTCATAGCGCGCGCTGACCAGGTGCAGGTCGTTGCATACGCCTCCGGCCCCGCCGCCCTTCTGCAAGAGGCAGCGAGCTACTGAGCCGCCGTACATGGCGGCGAGGTACCGCGTCGCCGCGGGCTGCTTACCGCGCACGACGACGGCGACGAGCGACTGCCACGCGCCCTGATAGGGGATGTTGGGACCCCCGCGGGTGGCTGTCAGGCTCGCGGTCGTGCAGACGATCGCGGGCAGCTGATGGTCGAGGAACTCCGCGCCCTCGAACGTGTTGGCGTAGGTGCGCGGCTTGGCGGGGTGAAACGCGAGGTCGCGCTCGTCGTGGAACTGCCGCAGGTAGGTCGGCATCCACGTTTTCAGCGTCGCCAAGAGGGCGTCGTCGACGTCGGTGCCGATCGCGAGCGGACCAAAGTTGGCGATCCCGATCGTCTGGGTAGCGCTCACAGCATGCCCCCGATGAGCGCACCGCCGAAGGACGCGCCGCCGCCCGCGGCGACGACTTGATCGAGGACGTCGTCCGCGATCTGCTGCGCCGTCGCCGGGCTGAGCTTGAGCACGGCCACCGGGAGGGGGCGCTTGAGCCCGCCCGCGGGCGTGACCGGCCCGACGCGCTCGGTCAGATACCGCGCGTAGTGGACGCTCGTGCCGAACTCCAGCGAGCGAGGCGTCGCCGCGCGGATCGCGTGCGGCCCCTCGGGCAGCGTCAGTGAGCGCATCGTCTCGCCGGTGTCGACGTAGCGCCCGCCCAGCTCGGCGAACACGCCCTTCTCCGCGGTTTCGAGGAGGTGCGCCTCGCGACGCATGATCGGGGTGGCGTCGTCGAGACGGGTCGCGATCCCGGCGAGCGTGCGCTCGGCCTCCTCGCCGCCGATGAGGTCGATCGTCATGCGACCCACTCCCACGGTTCGAGCGCGCCGCCGTAGCTGACGCCGTCGGCGGTGAAGTAGAACCAGCCGACCCCGAGCGGCGTTGCCGGGTCGGGGGCTGGGAACGTCGCTACGAGCATCGTTCCCTGGCCGCTGGGGTCGGCGATGGTCTCGGTCGTCACCTCGTGCCCGGAGCTGTCCTGCAGGTGCGCCACGAGCCCGTCGGCGGCGAGGTTCAGCCCGCTGGCGGCGACGACGACCGACTGCGCGTTGCTGACTGACCATGCCGGCGGGCTGATCGACGTCACCTGCGCCGGTCCGGTCGGTGGCTGCGCCCCGGCCCATGCGTTGCCGACGCCGACGACGGGCGGCGGCGGCATGACGTAGTACGGGTCGTAGTCGGCCATCGTCGAGCGGACGACGATCGAGTCGACGCGCGAGCTGACTCCCGCGCCGCCGGTGTCCTCCTGGATGGCGCGCTGCAGCGTCGCGAGCTGCGCGCTGAGCGCGACGATCGAGCCGGCGTTCGCCTGCTCGCGGTAGAAGGAGATCTCCTCCAGGATCGCCGCCTGCAGCGCGACCGCCTGGCGGATGCGCCCGTACAGGCTTTCGGGCAGGTAGTCCGGGAGCGGCGTCAGGACGAGGGTGATCGCCTGGTCGATGAGCCCCTGCACCTGCACGTCGGTCGGGTTGGTGTCGTCGGTGAAGACGCCGAGCTGCGTCGAGCTGCTGTCCATCGTGCGCGTCGCGACGAGCAGCGCGACGTCGTCGACGGTGGGCGCGACCGCGTCGCGATCGACGGGCGGGAAGGTGTACTGCTCGGGGTAGGGCTGCGTGGCGCTCACGACGCGTTGAGCCCCTGGTTGGACGGCGGCACCGTCTCGGGGTCATCAGGCAGCGACGGCATGTTGATGTCGATGTGGTGGTCGATCAGCGGCTGGAACTTGTCGCGCAGCCCACGGGCGCGCCACGGGTCGCCGGCCAGGCGCGCCTGCAGCTGCGCGCGGTAGGCCATGCGCTGGTTGCGCTGCCGCTTCCAGAGGAGGTTGCGGTTCAGCTCGTCCTGATCGAGCGCGTGGTCGTAGAGAGGGGGCGTGTAGTCGCTCATCGCGGGCCAGGAGCCCGGCGCGCGTGGGAGGACGGCGCGCCGGGCCGGGTCATCGAGGGACCTCTCCTATGGCTCCAGCAGCGCCACCACCGGGTAGCGCTTGGTGGGGTCGGGCTGGTCGTAGCGGATCTGGTTGGCGACCTGCCAGCCGACGCGCATCGTGAACCGCATCGCCACCATGTCCTGCTGCGCGAGGTTGTAGGCGATCGCTCCGGTGTTGTCCTGGATCACCGCCTGGTCGAGCAGCTTCATCGTGATATCGCGGCGGATGCCGATCACGAACTGGTCGGCGAACTGCCCGACGAACGCCTCGGGCTGCCCGGTGCCCTGCGGCCACATGCCGCGCATCGGGTACGCGAGCGGCTCACCGAGATACTCGGTCAGGTCGGGGTTCAGCCCGTCGAGCCGGTCACCCAGCGTGTTGCGAGCGCGGCGCAGCTTGCCGCGCAGCGTGCGGTTGGCGACGATGCGGTCGAAGTCGAACCCCTCCGTCTCCAAGATCCCGATCGCCTGATCGAGGTCGTCCTGGATGCCGCCCGAGCCCTGCACGGCGCCCTCGGTGTGCACGTTGCCAGGGGCGGGCAGTACCGCCTTGCAGGCAGCGAGCACGTTGGCCGGGAACGAGGCCGGCGCGTTGATGCCGAAGAACACCGCCTGGTCGATGACGCGAGCCATCTCCCCGACGATCGCCGGCTGGATCTCTGACCAGATGTCGACGCCGCCGCCGACCCCAGCGTCGGCGAGATCGTCGAGCACGGTCTCGGGGATGGGGGCGATCGCCGCCAGCTCCTCGATGTTCAGGTACTTGTTCCCCCACGCCAGCTCCGTCGTCTGTTTCAGACCCGTGTCGCCCGCGACCCAGTAGGCGATCGGGAGGGCCGAGAGGATCGGGAAGCGGGTTTGCGCTTGGGCGACGGGGACCTTGCGGAACGCGGTGAGCGCGACGCTCGTGTCCGTGAGGTCGTTGAGAAAGCTGTCGAGCACATCCTCCGGGATGAGCGGGGCGATGTCGGCGCGCGACAGCTGGTTGTTGTAGGCCACGGCTCAGCTCTCCTTCGACTTGGAAGACGACGAGCCCGAGCCCGAGCTGCGCGAGCTGCGCGACCCCCCGCCAGAACGCTCTGAGCCGCTCGTGGAGGGCTTCTGAGCGTCTCCGTGCAGCTCGTCGAGCTGAGCGTCGATGTCGGCCTGCTTGCCCGCTAGGTGGCCTTCGAGCGCGTTGGGTGACTCGGGGCCGGTGTTCAGCGTGTAGGCGTCGCGGTCGTACTCGGGCGTGGTGCCCTGGTAGCCCTGCTCCTCCGCGTCGGCACGCGCGGATTCGAGATCGTCGACGCTGACGCTCTCGGTGCTGGTGGACGCCGAAGCGCCCTCCGCCTCGGTCATGGGGAACTCCTATGTCAGTCGCGGTGTGCGGTTAGCGCCCGCTGGCCTGACGGATGACGTCGTTCATCGTCTTGGGCCTTTGGACGGGACGCCGCACTCCGCCAGCGAAGCTCGCTCGACCGTCGCCGGCTGGCGACCCGTCGAGCCCGAACTCCTTGGCGAGCGTTTTGGCGTCCTCGACCAGCGCTTCGCGTGTGCTGCCTTGCAACCGGCCTGCGTGCTGGGGAATCCCAGCCTTGGCCGCGACCTCGTACCGGAGCAGCTGCGCCTCAGCTTCGGCCGCGCGCTTATCGCTGGCGGCGAGCTGATCTTGGATGCGCTGCTGCTCGGTCTTGTCACGGTCCTCGTACGCCTTGGCCTTGTCGCGGAAGTCGTTCCGCTCAAGTCGCAGTCGCTTGGCTTCGGCACGTAGCTTGCGGACCTCGGGGTCTGCGCCCCGCTCGTCCGCGTGCTGGTCGTCCTGCTCGCGACCGCCACCGAGGGCGTCGTCGTCGTTGGGCTCCTGGCCCGACTGCTCTGGCTGCTGCTGTGGATCTTCCACGAGTCGCGGGCGATCGTACGCCGCGACCGGACGCCGCCGAAGACGGGAACGCCGCCTGTGATGAGCCGACGGCGTCCCCTTCGGCATGAGCTGAACTGCCGTCTAGAACGTCATCGCCGTCCCGAACACGATGCACGCCTGGCTGAGCCCGTTGGGGCCATCAGCGAGGTCGACCGCGGCGATGTTGATCGTCGTGTCCTGCCCGGCGCTGGACACGTAGTGGACCTGCACGTCAGCCCGCGAGCTAGCCGAGCTGAGCGGCGAGAGCAGCACCCGCGCCGTCGTGTTGGCGGTCCCGAACCGCGGCACGATGCCGAAGTTCGTGCCGTCGCGCTCGGTGAGGATGCCCGGAGCGACGTTCGTCGCCACCGCGATCAGGGTCAGACGCCCGAACGCGTCACACGACGCGTTGAGCTTGACCCCGTCGAGGTCGGACACGTCGGTGGTGGCGGTGCTGGTGTCACCCTTGAACGTGAACTCCTTGGCGTTGTTGCCGCCCGGACCAGCGGGACCCTGCGGGCCGGTCGAGCCGGTGAGCCCGATCGGACCAGCGGGACCGGCAGGGCCAGCGGGGCCAGCGGGACCGACGAGACCCTGGAGCCCCATCGCGCCCGCGGCACCCGTCGCGCCGGTGGCGCCCTTCGGGCCGGCGGGACCACGCGGGCCACGCGGGCCGCGCGGACCGCGCAGCGACGCGACCTTCGCCTTGCTGATGTGCGCGGCTGCGCTCTGTGTGCTCGTCGCGGCCGAAGCCGATGCGACGCTGATGGAACAGACGACAGCGAGCCCCACGGCTGCCGCGGTCAAACGACGTACTGCCTGCACTGCGTCACCCCCCTTGGGATGTTGTGTTGGTTTGCCCCCGTGCCCCGGCGCTGTGGCCTAGTAGACCTGCGCCTTGGGCAGCGAAGCTGGTGCGGCCGGGCTCGACGCGGGCCGTGGCTCGGCCGCGTTCTGCTGGGTCGCGTACGCGCTCGGGTTGACCGGCTGCCCATCCGGCCCGAGCACAGGAGTGGTCGGGTTGGCCGCGCCCTTGGGACCGCCGGGCGGGAGGCCCATCAGGTCGCGCGCCTGGCGGATCTGCTGCGGCGACCAGCCGAGCATCTGCCACGCCATCTCGATCGGCACCGACAGGCTCTGGCGCATCTGTACCGCGGCCTGCACGACGACCGCGAGCGACTTGGACTCGGGGTCAGCCCACAGCACCTCGGCGCTCTTGGCGTGCCCACGCGTCTGGTCGTTCTTGGCGAGGAACGCCGTGCGCATGATCTCCTCCCACCCGTCTGAGTAGGCGAGGAACTTGCCTTTGACGCGGTCGACGAGCCCCTGATCGGCGGCGTGCATCGCGTCGGCTGACAGGTTCGCGAGCTTGCCCTTGAGGTAGTAGACGGGCGTCTGCGTCTGCGCGGCCAGGTGGTCGATGTACAGCTCGATGGGGAGGATGTAGTTGTTGACGTCGCCGGCCTGGAAGGTCCCGAACGTCGTCTCGTGCGACTCGGCGCGCAGCATGCGCGTGGCGGCGAGCATGACCTCGACCTCGCGGCCCGACAGCTCGTGGCCCTGGTCGTCGACAGCGCGCTCCCAGCCGGTCGCCCACCGCTGCGGGTAGGCGTGAAACTCGGAGCTGACCTGCATGTCGAGGCAGTATTTGTTGACCGCGTCCTGGATCGGGATGGCGGTGTCGAGATCGGAGCAGCCGCCGTCGAGGAGATCCGGGTTGTTGATGATCGCCACGAGCGGGACGACGCCGATCGGGTTGGGCGCGGCCTCGACCGATGACCAGCTGACCTTGTTCAGCGTCGACGGGATCGGCGCGCCGGTCTGGTCATAGATGACGATCTCGACCGACTGCGACGGGGTCTGCAGCGGCTTGTCGGAGCGGAACGTCGTCACCGAGTCGGGCAGGTAGACCTGGGAGTAGGCGTGGTTGTCCCAGTCGTCAGCCCAGCGCTTGACGCCGGCCAGCCGCGTGTTCGGGTTGCTCGGGTCGGCCATGACGTAGCACTGCGACGGGTGCTCGCCGGTCATGATCGGCTCGGTGTTGTAGACGTCGTCCTCGGGCGGCGGGGAGACGAGCACGTACGACATGCCGAGCTTGCACGCGTCGATGTGCACCATCCGGCTGATGGCGTCGAAGTTGTTCGCCTGCCAGATCTTCCACGCGTCCGCGTCGGCGTCCAGCTCCCAGCTGTTCTTGCTGGTGTCTGGGTCGAACCGGAACCCCTGGATCTCCATCCGCGACACGGGTGCGTCGACGACGATCTTCATCCAGTTGTTTGCCATCGGCGCGTAGTAGCGGGCGAACGCCTCCCGGAATTTCTGGGTCGCGAACGCGAGCCGGTGCAGGCCCTGGTAGTAGCCCATCGGCTCTTGGATCGACTCCACTTGGGCGTCGAGCTTCGGTTCGAGGTAGGTCAGCCAGTCAGCTGGCGATGTGGGTGGCATGCCCGCGCGTGCTCGTGGTTCCGACAGGAGCAGAGCCAGCGCGTCAGCTGATGTGAACCGTGCGGCGGGGTGGCCTCTGGTTGCGCATCGTAACCGCTCGATCCGCGGTCATGGTCAAGGCCACCGCCGCGTCGATGCGCTCCATGCTCTTGCGCTTGGAGATGCGCCAGCCGCCGCGCTCGGTGGGGGCGATCACCGCGGCGAGGACGTGCTCCTTGAGCGCGAGGTTGCCGTCGTGGACGATGCGCCGCTCGACGATCAGCTCGTACAGCGTCTCCGACGCCGGGGCCATCCGCGAGCTGTTCTGGGGGAACTCGACCATCGGCAGCCCGCGCTCCTGCAGGATCTCGGCCGACTCCAGGAACTGCCACGGGTCATAGGCCACCTCCTTGAGCGCGAGCTGCGTCAGCGCGCGCTGAGCGACGCGCCCGCGGATGTCGGCGACCCCGAACGTCGGTCCCTCGTCCTCGGGGGTGAGGATCTCCGCGCCGATGTGCAGCGCGTCGCCGTGCCACTGCGCCCAGGTGATGGCCGCGCTGTCGCGGCGGATGCCGACGTCGACGCCCATCCAGGTCGGCTGCGTCGGGTCGAACTCGGGGAGACCGAGGCAGGCGTCCCACTCATACGGCTTGATCCACGCGTTCTCGGTCTCGGTCCACTGGTTGAGGTGCAGCCGGCGGAACACCGACTCGGGGAGGCGTCGCTGCTCGCGGCGCAGCGCGTCGATGGTGATCCAGCTCGACGGATTCGCGCGCTTCCAGTGGCGCTCGTCGCGGTAGTCGACGGTCGGGTCCATCTCGTACCACCAGAACAGGAACCCCTCGGCGCGCATCGCTTCGATGCCGCCCTCGTCGAGCAGGCGCTTGCCGCGCTCGTAGAGCTGAAAACAGATCGACGTGCGATCGAACCCGGCGGTGGTGATCGACACCACGAGCGGGTTCTCGCGCGCCAGCTGCCCCGTCGTCAGCGCGTAGTACAGCTCGGCGTTGGAGTGCGCCCACAGCTCGTCGATGACCACCATCGACGGGTTGAGCCCGTACTGCAGCCCGGCGTCTGACGACAGGACGCGGTAGATGCCGCGGTTTGACTTGCAGCTGATGACGTTGCGGTGCGGCGCGAGCCAGTCGCGCAGGTTGGGGCTCGCCTCGACAAAGTCCTTGGACTGGTTAAAGACGACTCGCGCCTGATCGCGGGACGCCGCGGCGGCGTACACCTCGGGCGAGAACTCGGCGGTGCCGAGCAGCCCGTAGAGCGCCAGCTCGGCCCCGAGCGTGCTCTTGCCGTTCTTGCGGCTGATGCCGAGGAGCGCCTCCTTGTAGACGCGCCGGCCGTCGCTGTCGAGCCGGAACAGCTCGTCGAGAAACTGCAGCTCCCAGGGTTCGTGCGCGAGCCCTTTGCCGGCCCATCGCCCCTTGGTCTGGACGATGAAATGCTCGCCGAACCGGCGAACGCGTGGGCCTTCGGTGCTGCTACGCGCCGGGGAGGCCGACGTCGACATCGCTCGCGGCTTCGCCGTCGATGATGTCGGGGGCTCCGAGAGCGCGCTCCATCTCGCTGTGCAGGCTGCGGCGGTGCAGCTCGGCCAGACCGAGGCGGGTGCGCGCCATCGGTGAGAGCCCGAACTGCTCCGCGGTTTTCATGAACAGCTGATGGGCGTCGCGCTCGATGCGGATCGCGGGGTGCTCGCGGATCTGGCCGGCCGCGCCGCGGGCGAAGTGCCCGTCGATGGCGAGCACGCGCCCGGCCTGCTGCCAGCGGGCGTACTGGACGGCCATCATCCGCAGCGCGACCTCGTCGACGAGATCGAGCATCCCCACCTCGATGAGGCGGTGCACCGTGTCGCGCCAGAACGCCTGGCCGTCAGCGGGGAGGTCGTCGGGCGGCTCGTCCAGCTCGTGCTCGGGGCGCCCGGCGACGAGCATCACTTCGGGACTGCCGCGGTGGCTGACGTCGCGCCCGCCTTCGAGGCGTCGCTG